GAAGTGGGCAGGAATGAATTGATCAGCCGTTTCTAAGCCTGGGCCAGAAGCAGTGCAGAGGGTCTTTTCGATTGGAACAGAGAAAGGTCCATTTGCGATAGGCTTGCCAAACAATTGGACATCAACAACATGTCGGCCGTTTTCATTTGGGGTGTATTGGACTCCATATGTTCCATCCTTATTATCAGTTACAAGATACAATTATGTATAAAAGTACTTTTACAGGAGGAGATTGTGGTTCGATGTTATTGACTGCAGATGCTAAATTTGAAAATAGAATATTAGCAGGTATGCATGTAGCAGGAGATTCCACCAATGGATTCTCTACTGCTATTACCCAAGAGTCAATTGAGCAACTCATAGAAGATGCAGGATTTGATCCTGAAATTTGCTTTGAGAGTGAAGAAATGCCTGATTTTGTTATAGAAAAAGTAGACTTCGAATCCCAAAACTCAATTACACCCTTTGCCACTTTAGCACCTGCCTTTAGGCCTGGTGATATGAATTGGTCCCAAATTAAGAAATCTCATTTTCATAGTAGACTTCCTGAACCTTATAGGAAAGTTACTACGAGACCAGCTAGATTGCGCCCATTTACTACTCCCGATGGAGAAGAAATTAATCCCGCCATGAAAGCGTTGAAGAAATATGACACTTATCCTGCCACAATACCTGTTAAGATTATTGAAGCAGCTTTTGAGTCGTACGAGCAACTTATTACTAAGAATACTCGTATCGCGCCTGAGAACCGTGTGGTAATACCACTCGATGAGGCTCTTCATGCTTTCGGTAAAGTAAATGGTATAGCAGCAAGTACTAGTCCTGGTTTTCCTATGAATTTGACTTCTCAAGAGAATTTAAAAGCCTTATATATGAAAGCTAAAGAAGCTGGAGACGAGGAACTTACAAAACGATATTACGAGCGCATCGCTGATCAAGTTCGTATTAACGTTGAAAAGTATCGTGCAAAACAGCGCCCATTCTTTGCTTATAAAGCCACTCAGAAAGATGAAAAACTCGCTATAGAGAAAGTATTAGAAGGTAAAGTCCGACTTTTTGCCGGATGTCCCTATATTATGTTAGTTATGTTCCGTATGTATTTCGGAGCGTTTATGGATATGTTCATTGACGCCAATATACATATTGGATCTGCTATAGGAGTTAACCCATATTCTTCAGACTGGGATTCCTTATCACGAATGTTAACACAACATTTAAAGGATCTCCATGATAAAGGAGTAATATGCGGAGATTTCAGTGGTTTTGATACTAGGTTAAAAGCCATATTCCACGTTTATACATTATTGATGATAAATAGATGGTATGGAGATGCTGATAAAGAAG